AAAAACCGGTTCACGTCGTTTTCTACGTCCACGTTCCAGGTGAACGTACTGGCGTTGTTCGCGCTGCCTGACAGCGCGGCTGTCAGGGTCGGACGCTTTGGCGGCTGTATGCTGTATTCTTTTGTCGTCCAGTCAGACACGGACGGGGTATAGGACTTCCCGTCTTCCGAGAAGTTCCTGCGCTTGCCGCGGATCCGGAAGTAGACCTTGGCGCAGTATTTGCCGGTATTGGGAAAATAATTCTCAGTGGGCACTACGATGTGCGTCTTGGTCGTTCCGGTCCCGACGGTGACACTCTGCCAGCTCCCGCCTGTGTATCTGTACTGGAATGTCTGCCCGGCACCGTAATCCTTGTCGCCGATCTTCCACTCGATGACCAGGGCGCTCAGATTTCTTTTGATCGACAGCCCCGTTGGCTTTTTGGTCGTATATGTTGCCATTAAACCGTCCTCGCCTGTAGCTTGTACTCACGGGCAAACCTTGTCGCCCACATCTCAGGGCTCTCCGCCCCGTTTACTGTCATGTAAATGTTCGTCTCGCCTCCGGAAGCCTCGCGGATGTCGCGCAGCAGGTTCTCCCTGCCGTACAGCATCTCGTCGTGCTTCTCGCCTGCGCCGAAGATCGTCGCGTTCTTGAACAGGTAGGGCACGTCTGTCGCTTTGTCGTACCAGCTCGTACTCACCCATGGCGTGGAGCCTGTCTGGGCGTTGAAGCTGCCGTTGAGGCTGAAGTGCGGCACTGCGATGTGCTGCTCAAAACTCAGATAGACGCTATCAAACATCGACTCAAGTCGATTCAGACCATTCTGGGCTTCACTGCACGCATCGCCGATCGCTGTCGCCATGCTCGAGCCGAGCTTGGCACCGCTGATCGCAGACGCCGCGGCGCTCATGGTCGACTTCGTGTTCGTGCCGAACGTACTGATCGAGCGCGTAGCCGTCTGTGCCGCAGTGTTCACTCCGCTGAATGCAGACGTCATGGTCTTGATCTTGCCGGCAGCATCTCCTGCACCGTCAGCGGCTTTTGTGATCTTGCTGACGCCGTCAGCCGTCGCGCCCATGGTCGCCGCGAGGTCGAGCACACCTGTGTTCTGCGTCAGGTCGATGACCGCCCCGGCTAACTTTTCGAATCCCGTACCGGCATTCAGTGCGGCCTCTCCCATGGAATCGAAGATCCCTGCGACAGCTCCAAGGACGCCCTCCACGCCGCCGGAGATGGCGTCTATGACTGACGTTATGCCGTCGCTGATCGTCGTGATCGTGCCATCGACCGTTTCGCCGACATTAGTCACGACGCTGTTGATCTGCTCAGAGTTGTCGGATACGGTCTGCACCAGATCGCTGACCGCGACCGTGACCAGTGCGATCCCGGCGCTGGCTATAGCCACGCCCGCGCCGATCTCCAGCATCGCCGTCCCGAATGCGATAAAGCCTACCGCGCCGGCAGTGAGCGCAGGTCCGCAGAGAGCCGCGACTCCCATCAGGACGCCGATCCCCACTGCCATGCCTGCCAGGACTGCTATCGCCGGAGTGCCTGCCTCAGAGATCCTTATGGCTGCATCTGCGAGCACCCACACGGCAGCAGCCGTGATGAGCAGTGCTCCTGCTGCCGCGATCATCTTGAGCGCTCCGCCCGCCATCTCTCCGAACGACGCACCAGCAGTCGTAACTGCGGGAGCTGCTTCGCTTGCAGCGGACCCGAGACCGCCGATCATGCCTGACAGTCCGCTCAGGCCTGAGGAGATCGCGGAGACCCCGCCGATCACCTTCCCGCCGATCACGAGCATGGGGCCGACCACTGCGGCGATGCCTGCGACCTTGAGGATCGTCTCCTGCATGTCCGGGGACAGCCCGTCCCAGGCGTCAGTCAGCTTTTCGACTCCGTCCGTCACGCCGCCGAGGATGTCGACCAGCATCGGCCCTGCGGATTCTACCAGCTCAGCGCCGAGAGACTTGAGGTCGTTCAGTGTGGTCTGGAACTCGTCCATGGGATCTAATGTTCCCTCGAACGTGTCACTGACTGAGCCCTCGAAGTCGCCCAAGGACGATGAAAAGTCGGACAGGTTCAGCGTACCGTTCTCTACAGCGTTCTCGATCGCCGCGCCTGCCTTGGACCCGAAGAGCTCATAAGCTGCAGCGAGCTTGTCGGACTCGCTCGCATTGCTCTGCATGACCTCGTCGAAGCCTGCCAGCGCATCGCTCAGGGAGACCCCGTCCTCGGAGGCCTTCTTCATGGCCGTCTTGAGGCCCATCATCGCGCCTGATGTGTCGAGGCCCGCCATTGATGCCTGGCCAAGGAAGGCCGCCGCCTCTTCTGCTGTCAGCCCCATCTCCTGAAACTGCTTCGCGTTTGCCGCGACCGTATCGGCCAGCGTGCCGACGTCGACGCCGGTCTGCTGTCCTACTGTGTTCAGTGCATCGAGAATCCGGCTCGCATCCTCAGCTTCCAGGCCGAAGCCTGCCATCATCTTCGATACGGAATCGACGGATCCGGACACGTCCTGCCCGTTGATCTCCGCAAATTTAATGAACTGCGAGGACAGAGTCTCCAGAGCCTCGCCCGTCACGCCGAAGCGCGTGTTGACTTCACCGATCGCGGCACCCGCCGTCTCGAAATCTGTCGGGATGTCTCCCGTGATATTCTTGAGGATCTGCCGCATGCCGTCGAGTGCTTCGCCCGACGCTCCTGTCTTCGTGACGATCGTGTCGAGGCCCGCGTCGACTTCCTTCCACGCCGCTACCGACGCCGCACCGACGCCCATGATGGGTGCAGTCAGTGTCTTAGACAGCGCTGTACCGGCTCCTGTCATCTTCTTGCTGAGGGCTTTGGACATACTCTCGCCCGCAGCCGCTCCAGCCTTTTTACCGGCAGGATCTGCCGCTTTGGTCAGATCATCCGTTATTTTCTGTTGTGCACCCTGCATCACCGGGGTGACTGTTATTGTGGCCTGTGCTACTTCTGGCATGTTCTGCCCTCTTTCTTTCGAACCACTTCCGGAGCTCGGCTGGAGGAAGCCCTCCGGAACCTATCTTCTTACCGTCGGACGGATCCAGCTTCCACGGCCTGGGATACGGTTTCACCTTCTTGGCCGGCTTGTGGCTGCCTAACGCCACGAGGTTCGCGTTGATCTGTGCGAGCTCGTCCGCTATGTCCGCGAGTATGGAGTTAGTCTTGAGCGGAGTAGCCCATGCAGACATCTCCGGTTTCAGCTCCCGCGCGAGAGCTGAGTCAAGTCCGACATTACGCAAAAAAGAATCGAGCGCATCCCATGAGAGAGTGCGCCCGATGTCCCCAAATTCGTGACCTGTCTCTTTCAGCAGGTCGTACTGTATCGCCTCGCGATGCTCCAGTATGTGCTTCGCAAGGCCGATCATTCCCCCGTGGTCTTTCCTCCAGCTTTGTTCGATGCGTCTATCCACGCGCGGGTGATCTCATTGTAGTCCTCGATGGTCAGTACCTTCTTCACGTCCTCAGACAGGTACTTTCGAAAAAAATCCCTTGTCCCCTCGGCTGTGCCGAGCGGGGCGAGCTCTTCCGGAGTCAGGCACATGGACAGAGGGATGTGGAAGGACTCTTCTCCGATGTTGACCTTAAGCGTCTTAACAGGTTTTCTCTTAAGCGTGAACTCCGCCATATCATTCTCCTTCGTCCATGATCAGCTGAAATCCTTCGTCCAGTGCTGTGATCGTAGGTACCCAGTTGATGGCTCCGCCAGGAGCGAAGCTGACATTGTCTGTCGCCGTGACCTGCCCGCGCTCGCATCCGATCGCGATCATAGCGTCTCCGTCCTTCATGAGCCACAGGAAAGCCTCGGGCTCAGGGAGATCGCCGTCAGACAGGTTGACGTTGATCAGTTTTCCGTGCGTGCCAGTGACTGCAGCGGTCGTGGTGACGTTGTCGCTGCCGACCACGGTCTTGAGGGACTCCTCGGTCGTGTCCATGATGGGAGCCTGGATCGTCTCACTGTGGTCAGTCATGATCACGCGCTTGACGACGTTCGCCCAGTTCTTGAGCACAGTCGTGCTCTTGTTGGTCGCGAGTGTGATGCCTGCGTCAGAAACGTCGCCGACCTCTACCCAGGCCGAAGCGAGCGTCTCTGCGGGATAAGTGGGGAGCGCTGTGCCGGCAGGAGCGTGATAGAACATTCCTGTGGCAAGGCCAGTACCTAACTTAACATCCATGATTTATACCTCCATAGGTATCTGATGCGCTACTATGGCCAGTCGTGCCGAGCACATCGCAAGGTCCGGTCTCACGGGGTCAGTCCCCCATGAGCCGGACGAATTAACTGTAACGTAGCGGAGGGCAGTCGTCTGCTCCTTCGCCGTGGTCTTGAGGATCGCTATCGCCGTCCGGAGACAGTCAAACGCCTCTGCCTCTAGCTTCGCGCGGGCGTCCAGCACGACCTCAAACGTGTCGATCGTCTGGGCGTCAGTCCCGCCGACCTGAGTTATGAGGATATTGGGGAGATCGTACTCTGCCGGGAGCGGCCTGCAGTAGGCCGTCAGATACGGCGCGAGGGCTGTGCGGACTTCGTCCTCAATATCTATCGATTTATTGATCTTCATCCCGTCACCGCCTTACTCAGTATCTTGTTTTCGGCCTCTTCTGCTGAGGTCTCATCGTCATTTGCTACAACCCGTCCGATCGGGCGGGTCACGCCATACATCGAGTCCTTGAATCGCGGCTCGTTGCTCATCTCGACGTGAAAGCCGGAGCCCTTTGTCACGTATCCGTTCGCCCTTCCGGCGATCTTCTCGGTCTCCGACTCGACCATGCCGGACATACCGGACAGACATTCCGCGAAGCCTTCCGGTTTGAACTGTATCGTGATCTGTACGCCCATCAGCCTGCCCACCTTTCGACATTGATCTGTACGTGGCTGACGCGCCCCGTGGCGCTCTTCCAGGCCTTGGGCTCACCGTTGATCACGTAGGTCCTGCCGTCGATCACGACGCGGTCTCCTGCCTGTATGTCGGATCCTGGAGGAAGATATACCGTGAGGCCTTCGCTGATCCCGAGGACACGTCCGTCCTGCGTCAGTCCAGTCGATGCGGGCTGC